ACAAAAGGTGTGAGAAGAGACTTTTCTTTTATATTAAAAAAATAATACTTGCAATACTTGTTTTGTTGTTGTAAATTCCCATATATGAAGAGAACAATTTATAGAAAGGAAGCATATGGCAGATCCTGCTAAGTACAAGTCACTATCAGTTCCACGCGAGGATTGGGAACAATCAGGTGTACTTGCAACAAAAACAAATAGAACCAGATCTAAAATGATTGGTAGATTAATTAGATTTTTTCTAGATAATAAAGGTGTAAAATCAAATGGGAAAAGTAATAAAAATAGCTAAACACGCGTGTATATGCCCGGTGTGTAATGGCAATGGCTATATAAGAGTTGCTACCGGGGACACTTCAAAAGATTTTAGAGACAACAGTAAAGTTACACAATGTGAACAATGTGACTCTGCTGGTGAATTAAAAATAGAGGAACCAACATTAGAATTTTTAGAATCATTTGGTTCAAAGAGACTACAATGACTAAGAATCCTGTAGCCAAACAACTCCGAACACCAAAATTTAGAAGTAAGAAAGTAGAATCCAAAAAGAAATACAACAGAAAGAAAAAAGAAATCGTAGGTTATTATATGGACTACGATGGTAGAGAAAAAATATTATATAAGGATGATTGATGATACCAGAAACAGACAGGGCGTATATCGCCGGCCTATTCGACGGCGAGGGTTCGATACATTTCAAGCGTGGACCGGAAAAGAAGAAGAAGCACCAAGGAAAAACCGGTTACAGAATCTCAAACAGCTTAAGATTAAGTATGGAAATAACAATGACAGATAGATCAGTATTAACTTGGTTGCACCAAACGTTAGGGGTTGGCACGTTAAATAAAAAACCACGAAAAGGTAAACGTGTGGATGGCACACCTTATCTTATGCAATGGAGATGGAGAGCTACGTTTAGAGATGCATACCATGTTTGTTGTTTAATATGGCCTTGGTCACACACAAAATTACCCAAGATACAACAAGTTATAGAACATTATGGTGATCAAAAATTTATGGAGGGTAAAGTTATAAATTTAGAAGAGTATAAAAAGGCGATGAGTTTAGAATGAGTTTTTTTCACGGATTAGGTATGTTTATATTTAGTATGAGTGCATTAATCTTTGGATCAATTGTTGCTTATTTTATTATCAACCAAGTTATGAAGGAGAAAAAAGAACCTACAAGGTTCGATGATTTAGAATAATTATGGGAGGCAGATCTTTAGGATATAATATTAAATACATAACTCGTCCAGGTTATAGCACTAAAAAACCTTATTACGAAGTATCACCAGGAGTGTGGGTCCCGCGAGGAGAAGTGCCAGAAGTTTTAGAATACAGAAAAAGAACTCGTCATTTAAAAAATGAACAACAAAATAAATATATGAACACAGAGCATGGATATATCCGATCTTTGTTTGGTTCATCTAGAAAAAATGCCAATTACAAAAATTTATCTTTTGAATTTACATGGGAGGAATGGTGGCAGCATTGGTTGAGCCAGAAAAAAAAATGGGGATTGGTATGTCCTTACACAAGAGTTAAAATGACAATGATTAAAGGACTTAAAAAAAAGACAAGAACAAATGTGTCAGCTGATCGTATCAATGTAAAACATGGATACACCCCTGTTAATACAATTTTTTGCACGTGGGATGCTAATGATAAAAAAGGAGCAATTAGTATTGATATGTGTCAAGCCATATTAGACTTATATGATGAATCTATTGAAGAAAATTTTGTTAATAAATATAAATTAAATAAGATGGGATATAAAGAATGAAAAAAAATAATAGTTATAGATACCCCAAGACTCAACGGGAAAAGATAGAAGGTAAACGACACTACGTCTTTGATAAAGAAAAACTACCGAGTGTAACTACGATATTGGATGCCACTCAATCAGCCGAGAAGCGCGAAGCGTTAGCGGCGTGGCGAGCTTCGAAGGGAGAGGATGAAGCGACGCGGATCGTGGATGAATCTGCAGCTAGAGGCACAGCTATGCACAAGATTCTTGAAATGTATATTTTAGAACAAGGTTATCTTGATCAAACAAATGTTGGTAAACAAGCTCACAACATGTCATTAAGAGTTATTGAACAAGGCCTTTGTAATGTTACAGAATATTACGGAACAGAATGTACTTTGTATTATCCTGGTTTATACGCAGGCCAAACAGATTTAGTAGGTGTGCACAAAGGAGCTGATGCCATAATAGACTTCAAGCAAACTAACAAACCAAAAAAAAGAGAGTGGATTGATGATTATTTTTTACAGCTGTCTGCGTATGCGATGGCCCATAATATATTATTCAATACTCAAATAACTAAAGGTGTAATTATGATGTGTAGTAAAGATAATTATTACCAAGAGTTTGTGGTTGAAGGGTTGGAATTCCAGAAATATAAACATAACTTTTTAAGGAGGGTAGATGAGTATTATAGACATCGAGATGAGAAGACTGGATAACATAAACAAAGCATACAAAAATACCAGTGGCGAAGTAAAAGAGATGTGGAGAAAAAAATGGTATGAATTAGTAAAACATATTGGGAGGAAAATAGATGAGAGTAAGAGACTTACAACAGATTCTAGGAAAATTCACTGATGGTGAGAAGGGGACAAATATATCTGACTGCCCAATTTATATCGAAACTAAAGATGGTTATATGGAAGAAGTTAGATTTATAGCGTTGGAAAAAAATAAACTTATTGGTTCACCAGAACCAGCAAGGATAATTTTAAAACATGAAAACCTACAAAGATTTAGGTCACATACATATGCAGGTCCAAAAAAGAATTATGGTGTTTAACGAATACTTCTATGAAGTATATACTTGCAAGCGAGGGTGTCTGCCGGGAGACTGGGAGGCACCTTGTATAATATAGAATTGGTCAAGTATCCTGACGTATTTTTAAGATTTGTAAGTAAAGACGTGTCTTTTCCACTAGATGACAAGACTCAAAGACTTATTAAATGGATGACAAGAGCAATGTATCAAAATCATGGCATAGGTTTGGCAGCCATACAGGTAGGTTATCAATTAAGAATGTTTGTTATGGACTGCAGCAGGAGCCGTGAAAACTCAAGAGTTTATATAAATCCAGAAATTGTAGAGAAATCTATTGAAACATTGCGTGATGTAGAGGGTTGTTTATCCGCCCCAGGAAAACAAGGAGATGTAAAAAGACACATTAGAATTATTCTAAAGTACAAAGATGAAAATGGAAAGGAGGAGAAAAAAACATTTTACGATCTAGAGGCCAGATGTGTTCAACATGAGATGGATCACTTAGATGGTAAATTGTGTATAGATTATGAAAAAGGTAACTATAGTAGGGAAAAACATAACTCCCAAACAATGGTCGAATCTGATTTTGGAGTTAAATCTGATTCGTAAACAGTGGAAACCCTTCGCTACATTTGAAATACAGGGCTCTGGGGTTAAAAAAATAGTAAAAAATGGCACAACTGTGGCGAAATACATATGATTGTGCCGGCGTATAGGGAAATATTTGAGCAAATTTTTTTTTCAGTGATAAGAAAAAACTCATGGCACAGTTGGCACAGGCTAAAATTGATCTATTATCGTTGGTATTACTGGCTAAATAGTGTGCCAAGGGTGTTGGCACAGCATGGCACAGTTCCCTACTCGGCGCGCGCGACCTTTTTTGTTTTTTTGAAAACTTTTTTGCCCAAAAATTCCACTATACAGTATATAGATAGATATGAGACGTCCTAAAAAATCAAAATATAAATCTGTTGTTATCAACAAAAAAAGATATTACTATTATAAAATCACTTGGATTGACCCGACGGGAGATTCTGGGCATGCAACTGCACATGATTCTTTAGGTTTGGTTCCTTCTAAAATGATAACTCATGCGTATGTCTTTCATAAAAATAAACACAACGTCTGGACGTTTGCTAGTTATGAAGAGAATGATGAGTTATTTTCTGACAGAAATGTATTTCCGTTGGGATGTGTAATTAAAATGGAGAAAATAAGTGAGCGATAAAAAATTTAGATACGATGGTAGATCAAGAATTGTAAACGATTTGTACAAAGAAAACTTTAATAGAATCTTTAATCCTACATTGACAAAGAATATGCCCAATGTAAAATGGGATCAACTTCCACCAAGGAAGGGACCTAACTCACAAGGAGTAGATTATGGAAATAATAAAAAAAATAATGCTAAAAGCTCACGAGCTGTATTGCAAAGCAAACGAAGTGACTAATCGGATTCAGGGTTTGACTCTGGTTCTGATTCTTCTTGTTCTGCTTTTGGGGTAACATCCTTTATATCTTCGTCATACATACTATCTAGTTTAGCTTGAAGCTCTTCTGGAGACAGAGATTCTATGTCTACATTTGCGTTGACATTAACTCTCTTATCAATGTACAAACCACCTACTTTACCTCTGGCAATCTCCATATTACCTGCAGCAGAGTATGCTTTGTTTTTTCTAGCTTCATCTCTAATTTTAGATAGCTCCATTAAATGTTTTTGAAAATTAACTCCGTACTTTTCTTTGGCTTCTTCTCTTAATTCTTTTATATGCGCTGCTACCAATGGATATATCTTTGGATTTCTTAATTCAGATGCTGACTGCCTTGGTCTAGTCTTGTAACCTGCTTCGAAGGCACACTCCGCAGGACTCTTTCTACCTGATTCATATATCAACAATTCAGCAAATTTAATCTGCCTCTCTGTTAATTCAGGAGCCGGTCCTTTAGTTTTTTTAATAAGTTTTGTTTCTTTTTCCATCGTACATTTGACTTATAAACGGGCGTACGATAGAAGTCAATGTACGATGGTAAGAGAGAGTAAATTTTGGAAGTTAGTTAAGAAAAATACACCCCAAATCCAGTGGACAAGACTGGAATCTTGGGCATCCTTTGGTGTGCCAGATCTGTTGGGATACAATGATAAGTGTGGTTTTTTTATGGTTGAGCTCAAGGTAATAAATGGTAACAAATTACACTTCTCACCGCATCAAAAATTATTTCATTACACTCGTACAAAACGTAATTTTATCTTAGTACAGCAGCCTTCCCTTAACCTTGTAAAACTTTACAAGAGCA